GAAAGCTTTTTTCAGTTTGTCGATTGCTCTTTCTGATGACATAAAAAATTAAATCTATTCTTGTAGTATATATCAAACTTTAATTTAAAGCACCAAATCTACCATAAGTACGTTTTATTTTAAATCCCACCGATTTAAAACCTTTATCCACATCTGCTGTAAGAAAATCATTTAGCAAATAAACTTGATACCAGTTAGGCACATTAGGTTTAGGTGTTGTTCTTGGTTTTCTTCTTCCTGTTGCTTTGAATAAATCTTCATACATCTGCCCTGGATCGTAAGGACTTGGTAATCTATTAATAACAAATCCTGCATATTCAGCTTCATTACCTATGTAAATAGATTTAGATAATGAGGTCAGGATTACAGGACTTTTTGTAGGCATACGTCTTGCACTTTTGCGTAGATCTTCATTATTCCGTCTAGGTTTACTCGCTGTTATTGGTGCTCCCTTTATTTGCCATGAAGTATTAAATGTTCCTGTAAACCAGGGACTTCTATCCTGCAACGAATTATGTATTTTTGCTGCTGCCTCACCTTTTGCTTTTATAAGCAGTACTGCTAAGTCTCCAGGTAAATGTTTTAAATCTTTGATTTTAGGCATTGGCTGTGAAACTGCAATTTACGACACTCATAAAGTGACTTTGATCTTCGCTGACAACTGATGACGGTCCAGCTACTTCACTTACTCTTGGTGAGACAGAAAAGGTATCTGTATAGTCGGATGCGTTTACTGAAGTCATGCCATCTATTACTGATTCTGCTATTGCAGCAGCCACCGCACTTCCTTTGTTAGATGGTGTCATAATTGCACATCTAATTGATCCAGAATAATAGTCAATCGCTGCACCTTGAGGTTGTGTAGTTGATTGCTCAAAATCAAGATTCACCATTACATACTTTTTGTTTTTACCTGGAGTTGTAAACGGCATATTATCAAATACTACTGTCACTGTGTTGTCAGCAGTGGTTACTGCGTTTTTGATTGCCGTTTCAAATGCTGCTCTTGCGTTTACTAAACTCATTAGAAAATAACGTCAACTCTGAATAGATACTCTTGACCACCACGCAAAGTTCTGACATCAGTTATCTTTGCAACTCTGGTCGATCCAGAAAATGTGAGAGTGATTTCATCTGATAATAACGGTTGGCTATCCCCTATAAGATCAGGTGTTATATAAATACGAGCTATATTTTCCTGATAACCTGCTTCTTCAGTTGATTGAATAAACTCTACGGGAACTTTTATTGTGTAGCTGGTATCGCTTGTAGTTACTGCACCTGTAGATGTGTTGTAGCTGGTAGATAGTTTCCTAGTGTAGATTATGGTTGTGTCTAATGAGTCTCCAAGTTGAGACACTACTTGTTTTGCGATCTGTTTTAGTGCTGTGTCTAGTTGTCCTGCCATTATCCTCTAACCACTCTCATTTGATAACTGCCTGATCCAGCCATTGCGTACGCTCCTAGATAACTTTGTAACCACGGATAAACATCTAAAACATTATTTACTGTTCCTGTTCCTTGACTTGTCGTATTGTACTTAACTTCTATATCACCCAGTTTTACTTCACTGAAGTTTCCATCTTTACCTGTAGTACCAGTGATTGCATCAGTGTCATTGGCTAATGCTCTTGCTAATTCAAATTGTGCGTATTTTATACTCTGAGGGATCAAGTCGCATTTTAGTTCTACACCATCTACTGAATAATTATTTCTTGGAAATTTCAAAGCTTGCCCATCATCGCATCTATCTCCTAAATAAACTAAAGTATCTATCCATCTTGTAGCTGATATTAGTGATCTCTTCTTTTGATCGTCTGTCTTGTTAGTCCAAGTAGAAGAATCGGGAGAAGTATCAAAGTAGTCATTAGATTCAGAAAGAGTAACGTAACTATTAGCATTAGCTCCTTTTATTGTTGAGTCTATAGTGGCTGCCACGATCCAAAAAGTAATTTAGTTTTATTGTAGCGTAAAGAAAAAACCCCACCAATATTTGATGAGGTTTCGTTATGACCGACAATAATAATCTTACGATTATAAAGTGCTGGTATCAAGTGGTGAGTTAACTGTTAACTGAACGATGGGGATTAAATCTACATCGTATGTTGCAGCCCACTTAGCTTTTGCTCCTAAGTTGGAGTTTGTTGGGTTGTCAGAAGCATCATTCCACTTAGTACCCATAATGTGATAAGTACTGTGGTAATCAACAGATAAAACATCTTGCTTGGAAAGAATGTTTCTTTCAGCTTCAATATTGAGGTCTTGCTGAACACCTTCAAGAATTGTGCCTGACTTAAGTAAGTAGCAGTAGAACTCGATTTGATGACCTGATGAACCTGGTTGAACAGAGTTAACAGAAGAATCAACAACTACGTTCATTCCTGCAAATTGTCCAACACTTCTTTCATCAATGCCAACACCACCGCCACCCCACTGGATGCCAGTTCCAGTTGAAAGTGCAGAAGTTGAGAATGTAAGCATACCAACCTGATACAGATAGTAAGCAACAGATGGGTGAACTACGATTGTATCTAGTTCTTCACCTCTTTCTCCAAGAAGATTACGTCCTCTTGCAACTGCTGATGCAGTTAGATAGTTTGCCTCGGCAGCACCAGTAGCAGCAGCTTTCGCTAAATCAAGAGCGTTAGCTGATAATGCTGTACCGAATAGACCATGAAGTTGATAGAACAAACGTGTTGAGTTATTCTTGTTAATTGCATCTGCAAGCTGATTACGGATGTGACCCATTGGATCTTCACCAGCAGCTAACTTAGCAATATCATCCACAGCGTATGCAAAACCTCTATGACAGATAGTTGCAATCTGTGTTCCAGTACCAATCTTCTGGGGTGTTAAGTAACCTGCGTTACCTGTACCCCAAGTTGCTGTACCATCTAAGATTTCCTCAGTTGGAGCGATTGGGTTAAATTCTGGAACTTGTATTCTTGTTCCACCTTCTCTTGAATCGAGAAGTGCGTTACGAACCACAGCACCACTTCTTATGAAGGCACTACGTTCTTTAACGGCTTCAGATACATAAGCACTGAAATTATTTCTCTTTACGATATCCGCTAATAGGACACCGCCAGAGTAATTCTGTAGCGGAGCAGCCATCAGAAATCCTTTTTTGTTGTTTGCGATCCCCTAGTCACGGACGAGGGCATTAGTCTCACAGAAACTAATTACTTTTGTTGAGCCTCTCTCTTGAGCACTGCTGCAAGTTCAGGGTTCTGTTCTGATAGTAGCATTTGTTGAGTCACATTGCCCGTTTTCCAGGGGTTATCAGTGCCTCCAGAAACATTTGCTATTGGGCTAGGTTTAGCCCCCATTCCAGCAGCACTGCTTGGCTTAAAGTGATGTTCATAACCACTACCAGGATTTTTGAGACTCATGAGATAGGTATTGAGATCTTGCTCAACACCTCCATTAAGTATCACTACCTTTCCGTCAGCATTTTTCTGTAACTTGTTTTGCAGTAATGCCAACATCTGTTCTGCGTTTATAGCACCTTGATTACTGATTGCTGCTAGTGCAGTTGTTTTAGTAGAGGCTAGTTCGTTAGAAGTTTTTAAATCCTGCAACTGTTGAGACAAAGAATTTATCTGAGATTCTTTTTCCTGTGCAGTTTTATTTGCCTCTTCCCAGAGAGTTTTCCATTGACCCTGATCTTCTAACTCTTGTTTTCGCTTATCTTCTTTTTGTTTGTAAACTTCATCAAGTTTGGCTTTTATACCCTTGAATTTTTCTTCGGCTTCGGCAGCTTGTTTTTTAGCCATTGCCAGTTGATCTTCATACTGTTGTTTAACAGAATCAAGATTTGGTGCTTCAGGTTGTGAAGGAGTTTCAGCCACGGGCTGTTCAGCAGAAGTCACAGACTCAGGCTGAATTACTTTTTCTTCCATACTTATGCTTCAGTTGTTTCGGTTGTAGTGGTTTTCTTTTTAGGTTTAGCTGTAGGTGCTTTTGTTTCACCAGAAAGTGATTCTGATGTGGGATGTTCAACTACTTCCCATTTATAAGATCCATCAGATTGAAGAACCTTATCTACTGATCCAGGCATAAGTTTTTTATGTACTTATCTAATATTCTATCGTATTATTCAGATTTGACCTCATTTGCTGTTGGAAGCACTTCACCCTGCACTAAAATATCTCTAAATTCTTCGCGATCTATCACTTGTTGATCGAACAAGGAAGTTAATGCTGTAATGTCCTGTCCGATTAATCTTTCAATATCAAAGTCCCTGCTAATCTTTACTTCTGGTGGTTCAATACCAACATATTCAGCAGATAAATTGAATGATTTCTGAAGTTTTTGCTCCAGTTCCATAGACACCATTGCGAGCATGGAGTTAGTATCTACGCGATCCAATCTTCTAGCATCTGCTGACTCAGCTACGAACTTCTGTTGTGATAATGTACTGATACCTAAAGTAGCCATCTGCATCTGTAATTCTTTTATTTCTGCTGATTGAGCATCAAAAGCACTAGAAGCTGGTTCTACATAATAAATTTTATTTCCAGGTTGTGTTGCCATTGCATAATTAACAGATATAGCAAGGTCTTTGGTCTGATCGTCATATCCTTCCATAACAAGCATTGGTTGAGATGCAACGTGTAGACTATGTATTAAGTCTGCCTGTCTCTGGTAATGTGCAATATTTAGATGCGCAATATCGAGTAAGGGTGGTTTGCTGACTAAATTATCTACTTTTCCGCTATAAATTGTTACTAAAGGTACTTCACCTAATGAAAACTCTCCAGATTCAACTTGTTTATAGTTCTCATCAGCAGTTCCACTTGTAAAATCACCTGAATAACTGCCGTCATCCATGTCATACATATCTTCAGTTTGCGATGTTTTTCTAAATACTCTATATCTACCTGGTTCGATAACTCTTACTTGTTCAAATACTTTTTCTCCAAATTCTCCATCTGGTAGTACAGCTTTTTCTGCGATTCTAGCCTGTATGAGTTTTCCGTAGTTAGATTCTCTATCGAGTCTCCAGCCGTAAAGATTAGTGGGATCTACTTCTATCCAGTAAGGTCTGCGATCTTGTGCACGTTCTTCAGCTAGGCTTCTTGCTCCTGATGGTGCTGGATAATCTACAAGAATATGACTTTGACCAAAAGTTAGGGAGCACATAAGTACTCTTCTTGCGTATTCATCTAAGTCCGATCCACAGCCATCAACATCCATCTTGAACATTTCTGTCCAGTATGGATCGCCTGTTAGTGTTATTGGTTTACGCAGAACTAAACCTGTTGCTGCTCTTAGTAATCTTTGAGTGAAAGGGGAAAATACTGATCTTTGTACTCTTGATGCGTATGCACTGAAATCTTCTCTCGGTTCTATCGGCAAAAATATTTCGCTGTTGTCTCTTAAGTAATCTGTTCCTTCTGTTACGGCTTTCATTATTTCCCAACCTTGAAGCATATCCAAGACTGCTCTGGTTCTGGTGAAAGGACTATCTACACCACCAATAGTATTTGATGATGTGATTGTTGTTCTAAGTGGTCCTGGAATTGCGTAAGTCATAAGTTACCATTTGGTGCGGTGTGACCAATATCTAGCGGTGAAAAATCCTGGGTTAGGATCTTGAGCATTATGTCTTGCATAATAGGATCTTCTTCTTGCTTTATCACGTTCAGTCTTTGGATTTTTACCTGCTCCTCTTACTCCCTGTTGTCCGAATCGTATTAATTTTACCTCATCTCCCTTTTTCGCTAAAACAACATGACTTTTTGTGGGATGCCCAGGTGTTCTTTTGGGTTTGTTGAATCCCTCAAGTCTGTTTTTAGTTAATCTAGGGTCTTTTTTCTTCACTTTCCTACTTTAGCTTGTGCCTTTTTATGGGCTTGAGTAAAAGTATCTCCTGCTCTCATGCGTCTTTTCATAAACTCCATGTGCTTATCGCTATGGTGTTCAGAATGTTCCTTTAGTTTATTTTTTTGACGAATAGTGAGTTTCACTTTTTTTTCCTCTTTTTCTTTTTCTTTGCATTAAGTTTTTTAAGATCAGCAGCCGTAATCTTATCTCTCGGTGGAGCAACCGCAGCGAGCTTACGCTGTTTCTTTGAGTAGGATTTCAAAGGCATTATGCAGCGTTAGTGATAGCACCGTTAGTTGTGAAACTTACACTTACAGTTTCAAGATCACCTGTTGCAGCAGTCAATGTTGTTCCTGTAACAATTCCACTAAAACTTACTTTTTTACTCCCAGATGTATCTAAGAATAGTTCAAATTGTGCATCGCCAGCGTCCTCTGTAGTTAGAACATCAGCAAGTAGGTTTGCGGTTTCGTTACCACTGGCTGCTGTGTATAGGAAGTCTATAGAACCCGATCCAGAAATAAGGCCACCTACGAAAGCTCTTGATGTTGCTCCGTGAGCAGTTACGTCTAGTGTGTCTTTAGATATGTCCAGTGACCAGCTTGTTGTAGAAACTATTGCTTCAGTTGTTCCAGATCCGTTTTTAAATTTAACAGAACCTTCTTCTCCACGGAAAAATGCCATAATTCTAAGAAAAAAGAGTATTTAAGATTAGTTTAACTTGTTGTTGACTTTTTTACAGTATCTTTCTTGCTATTTAGCATATATTGTTGACATCTGTTATCCCACAGAGCAGGATTGCGTTTGCCCTTGACTGCTTCGATAGCGTCAAGCATTTCATCGGTGATTTCAATCATTTTTTCTTGGTTTTCTTCTTCCTAAGTATATCAGCATCAGCTTTTCTAGCACCTCCCCTGCCTGAAATGAAACTATTTACTCTGCCCATAGCCCATGCTGCCATTGGTACGTTACGCGATCCAGATGATAGGTATGCTCCCTGTCCTCTGCGATACACTTGAGACAGTTGGCCGTAGGTAAAACGGCTTTTATCTGCTTTTTCTCTTAGTGTTTGTTTTGTTTTTTCGCTTAGTGGCTTTCTTCTTGTCGTCATTTTGGGCTGTTCGTGATTTGTTAATGGCTTTTATGTCAATATATTGCCCTTTTTTGTACTTTTCGGCTGTTTCTTTGATCTCTTTCGCCTTTGCAGACTTATTTTTTGCACCTGCAAGGTATTTGCTCGGTACATTTGTCTTTTTATCCCGTCTCACCCGTCTAAAGCGTCTCATTTTTTCGTAGTTTTCTTCTTCTTTTTCTTCTTTTTTGTTGTGGATTTCATTGATCCACCATAACCATAGCCCATAGTAAAAAAGAACTCTTAGTATATTCTAAACGAAGTTTGGCCTAGTGTCTCTGGTTTTGCAAGGTTAAATTGTTGTAGGCAGAGGTAGCCGAAGGCATCAAAAGCGTGGTCCACCCCTAGATTTTTATTGGGCATACCTGTGTTTGGTGCATAGGTTAGGGTGCGGAGAGATTTTATCAATTCTTTGCATCGGGGGTGGATTAAAGTTCTGCGTTCGCCCGTTGCGTCATATAGTGCAGTGTTTACTGCGGTTACTTTATCACGGATTTTCCAGGGAGATCTGGGAGATGACACAGTAAATCCGCTTCTGCGTAGGATGTTGTGGTCTGTTGACCCGACTCCTGATGTTTTTCGGGCTGCACCTGTGGGGTCGGGGCAAGCTATGACTCTGCGTTCCACACCATATCTGTTTGTTATTTCTTCTGCGAAATCCCAGGTTGTTGCTCCGCCCGTCATTATTATTTCATCGAAGATGTAGAGGATGTCTCGATGGCGGACAGCACATATTCCGCAAAGTGGGTCTACGTTAAAATCGACTCCGAGAAGGAGTGGGGCGATGGATATGTCCTCGGCTTCGGTAGAAATGTTGGAATCTGAAAATGAGACTGCAACGAGACCCGTGAGATTCTCGAAACTTGCCTCAAATTCCTGTTTAAATGTTCTGGTGTCGAGTTGGGATTTTGCTGCTTCGACTTCTTCGATTGGGACGTTGCCCCCGTCTATGGTGGTAAAGCTCCAGCGTTTCCAATCTCCGCTTTCATCTTCGGGGACGTAGCACCATAAATCGTAGAACCAAGATGCTGTGCCGTCTGGTGTGGAAATGAAAAGTGCCCAACCTTGTTTGTCTGCGAGGGCTGGCCTGATTACTTGGAACCAGACATCGGAATCCATGAAGGCTGCTTCGTCAAGCACTACTCCAGCGAGGCTTCGGCCACGCAGGGTTGTTGCGTTTTCAGTTCCCTTGAGTTCGATTAACGATCCATTAATTAGTTCTATTTTTAGGTCGGTTTCGTTTTTTGCGGAGATCCATTGGGGTGGGATTAGTTTTTTGATTTCTTTCCAGGCAATGTCTTTTGCCATGCGGTAGGTGGGGGCACAGTAGAAGTAGGTTTCGCCTGGGCGGTCTATTGCTGCTTTGAGGAGTTCGATGCAGGATAAATAGGATTTTCCGAATCTTCTGCCAGCTACTAGGACGCGGAATCGTTGTTTTGCGTTGAACACCTCCCCCTGTGCCCAACGGAGTGATAGTTTTTCGGGTGCGTTTACGCTCATGTACTACAGAATAGCTTTAATTTTGACAAAGTTTTGGTTTTTTATCGACTAAATGGTGTTTTTAGGGTTATTATTCAAGTATATGTAGTATTTTAGTCCGTGACTGATTCTATTATTCGTAACACTAGTGGTCAATTTACATCCAAGAAAGCTTTGCAGGATGGAAGGGTATGTGGGAAGAGGCAGCCTGATGTAGTTATTGAGGCGAGAAGGCAGAGGTTGTACTCGAAGCAATTAACAGGTAAGACTACGAGGCAGTTGGTACATGAACACGCATCCAGGGAACAGATTGGTATAGATACAGCGTGGACCGATTGGAAAAAAGTTAAGCAGTGGAACGATGAGGATTGGGAGAAGGATAGAGAGAAGATGATCTCACACTATTGTAATATTGTAGTATTATTATATTGTAGTATTTTAGTCTTTAATTTATGATTTATCAGTAAGTTCCCTGTTATGTAATACGTTATAAAAAAATTTTTGACCTGCCCCCCATGTATCATTTGATACATATCATTTGTTACAATAAAAAACCCTGCAGGATAGCAGGGCGGGCGGTAGGGTCTAGCCTAGAAATTTTTTAGCACAATAGTTGTTGTCAACTGTGGGATCTCGCAGACACTCGCGAAACTGTGGGCTGTCTGTCAGGTGGGACGCTAGTAAAAACGAACCAATAAAAAAGAAAACCGTTGCAATTCTAATGTAATTTAGATTTGATCTGGCAGCTAGTGGGTAATGATAATTAGATTTAGAAGTTTTCATAATTTAAGAATGATGCAATGGAAGAAAAGAAAAACTAATTTTTTGAAATAATAACTTTGTATGTGTTTGGATTTCCGTTTCGGCTATCATCTCGCACATAGTCAAGATCAAAACCTTTAGGTCTGTTATTAATCCATTCTTTAATTTCTTGGTCAGTCTGTGGATTACCTGAATTGATGTATCGTAGTAAATCTCTCATAATTAATAAGCTTTAATGTTTTTTAAAAAGATGTACAAAAGAGTTGAAAAGCAAATACAAATTATTACAGATTCCATAATTAACCAACTATAAAAAAATAATCATCTGCATCATATCCACAAGCTATGATTTCTGAAGTTTTGGATACGTGCATCATTGCACAAATTTCTGCTGTAAATTTTGCATTTTCAAAAGGTGTTAAATCATAATCATGTGCATGATCTTCAAAAACTTTTGTTGTAATGTTTTGATGATTTTTAAATTGATAGTACGCTCTCCAGTATCCGCACTTATTAACAACTTTAATTATTGGATATGCAGATTTTAAAGAAAGTTCCGCTTTTGTTTTTTCTGTGATTTGGGTGGTCATAAGAAATAAAAAATTTTATTTATACTTAATTTTAACATTATTTGTTAGATAATACAACTATTAAAATACTACAATAATTAAAATAAATAAGACAATAATAAGACAGTAAAAAAATTAAAACATAGTCATAGCAATAGTTCTCAGTGTCTCAATAGTATAAAATCTGTCTAATTTTTCAGGTGCTATCATACCATTAAGTTATTAGTTTTATAGGATTCTTACTTGTTTCATCTTGTCTTAAGTTGAGATTAACAAGCAATAAAAAAGCTCCTGAAAAAAATTTTAGGAGCTGCAAACTTTTTAATTAAGCATATTTATATAATTTTTTATTCTTAATCTCTTTAACTTTAGAATAAAATATTTCAATCTCTTTTCTATTTTTTGGGATTTTAGTAAACCTAATTTTATTAATTTTATTATCTTCTAGTTTCAAATTTTCCCTTAAAATATTTGTCTTCTCAACTTTCAAATCTTCAATTTGACTTTTTAAAAATTCAATTTGCATTTTTTTATGTTGGATACTTTCATCAATAATATTTAAATCTTTAAAGATATTCCTAGTATCCATTAACTTATAATGGTTTTTATATTCCACACGATAATCCCCATTATCATTTAGCCAATTTTCTAAATCTGCAATATTGCAAATGTATTCGTCACATTCAAAGTAAGGATCATTAGATTTTATTTTTAACTCTTCATAATCATTAGAGATTTTTTCAAGATTTTTCTTTGCAATTAATTTGTAATTTGTTTTAGTCATAATAAATTTTGGATGAATTTACTTCTACAATATAGCACAATATAAAACAATAAAAAAGCCCTAATCAGTAGATCAGGACTTAATTAATTTTACTAAAATATTATTTTAATAATTGAATGTATCAATTTAAAATTTTAATATCAGTAAATGAGCACGCCATATTACTCATCGCTAATGAAAGTAAATTAGATTCTGGGCGATAGTAGAAATAATATTTACATGAATGTTTGTCTGGCGATCCATCTTTATTTAGTTGGTACATTGTTAATTTCTCAACATTGTACTTCTTTGAATGGGTTCTTCTACCAACTGACAGAGTTTTTTGGCGTTTACCAATTAAAGCATCCGTCATAGATACCCTAATTTTATCGTTTTGTTTTAACTGTTTAAATGTTTCTAACATCTTATTACGCTCCAACAGTAGTTAACTTTAGACATTCTTTTCTTATTAAATCAACTCTATTCCCACATTTACCACTAACTAAAGACTCCAACCTAACTCTAGCTCCTTTAATATCATCTTTAACTGATTGTTCTTTATGTGTTTGTTGATGGTTTAGAGCGTTAAACATTTGATAAAGATTTGGGGCTATTTCAAAATTATTTGTTTCTTTATAAAAATTAGTTTTTATGTCTTGCCATTCTTTATTTAAATCCTTATCAAAGTCTTTAGCTCTATATTCTTTAGTTTCCTTATCCTTAACTTTTCCAACTAATTTATCAGCTAACATTTGTTTTGAAAGTGTTTTTAAAACGCTCATAGATTCCTCCCTAGTTTTATAAGAAACACGAACCATAGCTCTCAATTCTTCAATAGAATTTGTTAAATCATCACGTTGATGTTTTATAAACTCTGGTAACTGTTTTGTATAATTATTAATCCCTTTTGAATGTCTAAAAGTTAATTTATTTTTTGAGCGGTTAATTCTTCCAAGCTGGTTAAAACAAAACAGCCTGTAGTCAATGAGTACCAATTTGAAGCTGTATTGTCCAGTATAACTATTAATCAAACAAAGTCTTCTACGAATTGGATCATCTTTTGTTACTTCTAAGTCAGCATCTTTAATACCGCCACTTACAAAAATACAACCATTATCATTAAATAAGGTTATATATTCTAATTGCAAGTCCTTTTGATTTTCTTCAAAAATCCTACAAATTGGCTCATTATCTTGCACTTCATAAGATTTTTTCATAACTGACATACATTTACCAGTTACAGAGTCAACAATCGCTTTATGATCCTTTAGTGCTATTTCATCACCAAAAGAATTTTTAATAAATGGAATTTGTTCAACGGGTGCATTTAACGCTCCAGTATTTATAAATGCGTCTCTTATAGAAACATTCTTATCTATAGATTTTCCGCATAAATCTTCATTTCCTATGGATTTGAAATTATGTCTATCTTTATAGTGGTTTTCAATTAATAAAGGATTGTTTGAATCTGCACTATATAGTGTGTTGACTAAATTAGGCTGTGAATAATTCATGGATGTTGAATAAGTAAATTACTTTTATATAATAAAGTACTATTGTAATAAAATCAATCCCTAATTTTTACTATCTATATTATTTAATATTTTATTAATTAATTTCTGTGATCTAGCAGAGATATTTTCTGAAAAGATTTTATGATGATTTATTGAAACTTTTTGAAGAATAAGTAATATAAAAAAAGTATCAGCTACCGTAAGATCTACCTTTTTAGCTGTTAATAGCTTATGAATGTTCGAGGCCATAATGAATGAAAGAATTTTACGATCCATACATAACCTAGTCAGCTATGAATGTCAAATTCTCAGAATTATCACTGAGAATCAATGAATGAGAATTTTTATATTGCACTTTAAAGGCGAATCGTGTAATATTGTAATGCACATTAACCACAATTATTATGGCAACTGACAATGAAAGAGACTTTAACAAAGTACTCGAATCCATAAACTCTCTTGAGGGTAAAATTATTGACTTAGAAATCTTTATTCGTGAAAAATTAATTGAAGTTCACAATATGGATAAAGAAAATATTACTCACCAACATAAAGTAAATTTAGATAACGCTAAACAAATTGGTGAGATAATAGACATTATTACTGCTCATAACGAAGCGATCCAAAATATTAAAGGGAGTTTATAAAAATGGAAAGAACTGAATCCGAATTTATTTTCGCTAAATTTTTTGATGCTTATGATGAATCAGTAGTTAACAGAAAATCCACTTTAGGTTTATTAGGTGTTTATCAATTATTTCATGATGAAAATGGACACTGGACACTGTTCAAACAGAATCTTGGTATTGATTGTGATAAACATAAAGATCAGGATCATGCGGATGTATTAATTCAATCCGAAGATATATTTGATCTATTTCGTATGTTATCTGAGGAACAATTCACGAACCATAAAAAATTCTATAACAAAGAATACAAGTATCAGGATAAAAATGGATAAGAAAAAAGCAACTGACTTCATACAGAAGTTACTTGTTTCCAATGAAGATAAAAAACCTGATGAGCAACTACAAAGAAAAGATATTGTTGACATTCTTGTAGTAGATCACAAGATACCTGAAAGTACTGCTTACAGGTATTTTGCTGATGCTGTTAGGGAATACGAATGGGAACAGGAAAAATCAGGCGACCCAACACGCATTGATAAAAACAAAAAAGTTTTAGATCAGGTGTGGGATATAGCCCAAGATGCCATATTGATTGACAAAGACGAAACAAAGTATTTAGCAACTATTCAAATATGGTCACAATTATCAACACGCTTTAAAAAATTATGATGGACTCATTTAATCAATCTGCGTTGGACAGCCAGCGTGAAGAAAAAGCAATTAGAGAATTGCAGGATGCGGGTATATATCCCGATCCAGATAACACACAAGACTGTGAAGATTCTGAAGATTACGAACCAACTGATCTTGAGATGCAGCAGAGTTTTGGTACTGCGTGGCACGATTGGATATGAGTAACCAACAAAATGATGAACTTCTTGAAAATTTATTTGAGCAGGAAGTTGAACGATCCATACAAAAACTTAAAGAATTAGGTTTTAAGGATATAAAAGAATCTGATTTAGATAAAGATTCTATAGCTGAGAAAGTACAAAAACAATTTGAGGATTTATGCCAATGATTAAAAAAGTTGTTGTTACCTTACTTGTTGAGGTAGATACTGAGGACGAACATATATGTCCGTCAGGCGATCCACTATTAGAAAATTGTGTTCTAAATGTGGTAGATGACAGATTCTTTGAAGATCCTGTAACTGTTCTAGGTGTATCTTACTTACAGACTTTATTATGAATAAGCGATCCGATCCTATGTCTAATTTTAGTGTTCGTTTAGATACGGACACTTTAAATATACTGGACAGTAGAGCTAAAGAGTTAGGTGTTAATAGAAATCATTTAATTAGATTATCTATTGCTAAATACTTAGATATAGAAGTTAAAACGAACCAAGATATTATGATTGATAAAGTTAGAAATTACTTAGATAAAGGATTTAAAACAAAAGATATTTTTAGAATAATTAAAAATGAATATAAATTTAGTAAAGCTACTATATATAAATATATTCAAAAAGCTAAGAATTACACCCCAAAAAGTGAATCTTATTTTTACTCAAAAATATAATTAAACTACTGCTAATTCCTTAAGTTGTTTGTTGTAACGATCCACTCTATTTAGAAAATCGTATTTTGCTCCTGACAGTTCCAAGCTGTTCAGGAGTTTTATTTGTGGTTTTCCACTTCTGCGGGCTACCACAACTGCCCCGTATTTTGGTTTGATTCCTGTGAGATGTTCGAGTCCTAGACTGTACGCTCCAAGTTGATGGCAGAATTGTTGTATCATATCGTCCGATCTGACCT